TACCTTATAACTTATATCTTCTAAGTGTTTTAAGAGTCCCTTGCGCTCAAATACAAAGGCAGTAACTGATTCATCTCTTACAAGCATATAAACATAGTAGAGAGCTTTAGAGGCACGGATACCAGAATCCTCATCTTTGTTTGTGTTCTTGAACTCTATGTAAAGATTAGGCTCTTCTGGAGTGCCTCTTCTATTAGCCCACCAATAAGCCTTACTATCGTACTTTACCTCAAAGGTATAATGGCGATTGCTAAACTCACTTCTCACATCCCAATCGTAGAACTTCTTCTTAGGTGCAGTAGTTATGTTGTAGTGTCCCTTGTTCTCAAGATGGGTACACCATAGGCTCTCACCAATATCTCCTTTAATGAAACTCATTTAAGTTTGTCTCTTTGATTAACTGCTCACCATCGTAGAAGTAGAAAACCCCAGAATCGTAAGTAACCCTAATACCCCCAAAAGAACCACTAATGTCAAAGCGATACTTCTCGTTTCCGAATCTTGTAGCAATACCTTTACTCTCTTCATATTCTAAAACCTTATGACCTTGAGAGGTCAACCAAGCTAATAGTAACTTACTCAGTTTCGTATTGGTCATACACCTTTCTTAACTCTTCTATATGCCTCTTCCATTCTCTTGGGTTACAGGTACAAGGGATATAGAACTTGTGTTGGAATATCCTTGAGTGGATTCTTGATAGTTGCTCGTGGTAACGAGGTCTTAACTCCCTACCCTTAAACTCTGCAAAAAACTCCTTCAGGTAATTGTACTCACTCTCCTCTAAGCATAGAGGTTGAGTCTTCTTAGGGAACAACTTGTTGAGCTTTTCTTTCCTTGCATCACATCCGCAGTCTATACCTGTAAGTTCAGCAAAGGTGTCTACTACCTTCTTGATTCCTGTAGCTTTAGTGATTTTCTCAATATCATCACCTAAACCTTTAGATTCTTTCGCTTTCACCGTTCTGGTAGTCTTCGTAGTCTTCTTTGATTTTTTCGTGGACATACTCTTTAGATTTTCTTAGTGTATCAAAAATGGAGAAGAGGCTTATGCCTGTTTCCTTCTCTATATCTCTCATTGACATATTGGTGGTGTGGTAGATTTCAAACATCTTATGGTCGTACCAATGTTGGTCTTTCATTATATCCCATACCTTGTCAATTATCTTTTCAAAGCCTTGTGCTTGGATAAGGTCGTACTCTTCCTCTGCAATATCGTACTCAACCATATCACCTGTGTAGAGCATTAGGTCTTTCTTGTTTTGGAAGGTGCGAACCATATTCCGAAGGGTAACCCATATGAAGAGTTTGTTGGGTTGGTTCTTGTACATTATACGCTCTGGCTTGTCTATATACTTATTCAAGCGTATGTACATCTCTTGCACGATGTCTTCAGCGTAGTCTCCTGCGCCAAACTTGTGTGCCATCTTTAGCCACTCCTTGTGATACTCAGCAAGTAAGTGTAGTAGATTCATTGCTCTTCTCTTTCAGTAGCCCAAGTAATTATAATAGCAAAAATCCCAAAGCACAACTGCAAAGAGTGGTACTTGGGATTCTCATAGTCATCATCTAACTCGGAGTTCCAATAGTTTACTCCAAGTAATAATCCGTAAAGGGGTGCTATGTCAATCGCTAAGTTCATATTGTTTTAGGCGGTTAATCTCTTCATCCCTAATATACAACTCTTTACGAGCTTTTATCAAATCTTCCCTAACATTTATTAACCTTTCCCTCAATTTAGCATTCTCTTTACGCAAGGACATCTCCTCACTCTGCTCTTCATCGTTGCGTATCTTATCAATAATATCACAACTCTGGTTGTAGTAACTAAGGTACTGCTTGTCAAACTTGATGTTAGTATCGTGGTTCTTCCAAGCCCATATCACCGTAGCGTGATTCTTCTTCATCACTCTCGCTATCTGCAAGGTGTTGTAGATGTCTCTCGCTGCAACCATAAAGGCAAACCTTGCCATCACATTTCTATGCTCTCGGTTAGGGTTAATCTTGTTAAAGATGACATAGTTGTCATACTCTTCCTGTAGGTGTAGTTCGTTTGCAATCATTTTAGGTGTTCGTTTAAATTATCTAATCGTTTTTCGTATTCAGTAACCTTAGAGGATAGATACCTTATGGTGAGCTTCAGGTCTGCGTTCTTAGCCTCTGCCTCCCAGACCTTTTGTTGTACATCCTCAACCATATCTATAGCACTATTGATAGCACCATAGATAGACATAAGGTCAAGGAATATATCCATCTCGTAATCATTGTTTAGGTCTTGAGGTTTAAGGGCGTTAGCTATCTGCATTAGGTCGGAGTTCTTTTGTCTCAACCAAAGTAATGCTATGCTCTTACTACCTCCCCTTACATATTGGTAATCTTCTTGTAAGTCATCCATCTAAAAAGGCATTTTTCCTTGTTCTTTTTCTTTCTTGCTGATGAGATTCTCTCCGTGTATCTCAAAGCCTACATTATTTGGTAAGCTACGAAATTTTACAGGCTCATCCATAGGTGTAGGTCTACCTCCTGTTTCTACCTCTTTCACCTTGCGTATGTGTATATGGTTATACATCCATTCGGTAGGGTGTTGAATATAACGATGGATAACGACAAAATCATCAGCACGGTTAACAAATTTACCTCCACCTTCTATATCGGCAGAACTTGGTGGTATAGGATGCCCTGCATAGTCGTGTCCTTGATGGTGTTTCATTCTCAATGCTTGGGTTACTGCGTGAGTGTTTAGCCAGATAGCTACATCGTGTTGCTTTGCCCAATTACGAAAGTGGGTAGCCACCTCATAATCGTACTCGTGACCTCCAAGTGTTTTGTACATCTCCTTGTCCTTTGCTAACGAGTTGTAAGGGTCAATCAAGAAACCATCAAAGCCTTCTTCGTGGTAGATGTCTGTAGCCTCCTCTAACAACTCAGCATAGGTATACATCTTCTTATCCGTATCAATAATAACAAAGTATCTTTGAATAAGGTCTTGAGCCATCATAAACTCATCTTCTTCTATTTGGTTTATAGGCTTACCCAAGAAGAACTCACTAACCTTTTTAATGAGAGATACAGGTGTATTCTCGGAACTAAACACCAACCATCTTATATCGTTTCTTATTGCTTGTAAGAGCATTAGATATAATATGACTGAAGTCTTACCCACATTAGCGTGTCCCAGAACTACATTAAAGTTTCCTCGTTTGAATCGGAGGTATTGGTCAAGATTCCATTGACCGAACTTGATGCCTTCTTCAACCTTGCCCATTCGGACATCATCAAGTTTACCGAACACATCGGCATAAGATATTTTTGACATAGTGTTTCAAGAGTTAAAAAGGGAGCGCAATGCGCCCCCTTCAAATATAGGTATCTTTTTAGAAAGGTAAACCTTCATCAGCCACAGGTTGTGGTTCTGCTTTTAGTTGGGCTTTACGCTCTAAATTAGCTTTTGCTTGTTCAAGCGATTGTCCTTCCTGCCTTCCTGCAAAGTGTTGCTCTTGAGATGTTTGAAGCTCCGCTTTCTTCATCACCCAATCAGCAAAGGTCTGTGCATTCGCAATAACTTGTTGAGGTGTACCACCTAACTCTGCTGCTGCTTTTAATGCCGTTTGTCTAATAATTATCTCATCCTTTGATGAATGAGCAGTAGTCTTACCAGATGCACTACCATTAGAAGATGGTGTTACATTTGCAAACTGAGGGTTTACAGGCTTAACCGTGTAGTAGGTTTTACCTTGATACTCTCTTCCAATGTATTCGTAAGTAGCCTCTTGACCTACTACAAACTTTGTTTGATGCTCGGACTTGGAATTGTACTTCCCATTGTCTCCGTTCTCAAATGTTACATAGAACCCATATAGAGTTCCGTACTGCCCTTCGTAGGGCTGACCTGCGGACTTGATGTCCTTAACGACTGATGCTTTAGTCATATCTATTTAATTTAGTTAATAGTTCAAAGTTAATAAAAATGTTTGTTACTGAAACAAGGGATGCAGTTTATTTGCAATCGCTTGTACCACATCTACAGTGACTGCGTTACCGCATTGCTTATAGCGTTGGGTGTTGCTCATCTTCTTTACCTCGCCATCGTAATTACCATACTCGGTATGGTTATCGGGAAAGCCTTGTAGCCTCTCGCACTCTATAGGGGTTAGTCTTCTTATGCGGTAGGAGGTTTCTATTACAGGTTGACCGCTACCATCTTCTCTGGCTCTTGCAGGTATTGTAGGACAATTACCTCCTTTAACCTCTCTAAAGCCTTGACCATCTTTATGAGTTCTCCAAGTGCCTACCTTAACATCTTGTACAAATTGGTCAGTATTACCACCACCACCACTTGAGGAGTGTATAGTACCTGCCTCATCTTTTAGGTGTCTATCCGTTACCTTGCCTTTACCATCTCTTGTGTATCCTATTATTTTAGGTCTACCATCATATACTGCACTTGCATTATGATGTGGCTCTACTAAGCAAGGAGATATATCTTGCACCTTACGATTGTGTAAGTCCATCATACGAGCTTCACCTTCTTTAAATTCATTAGGATTCTGCTCAATAGTCTCATTTACCTTCTTATAAGTGTAGTTAGATTTTACCTGTATATAAGTTTGGTCACGAGCCATCTTAGCAGTACCACTACTTATTGTTCTTGTTGTTTCACTTGAAAACTGCTTTTCTTCACACCCTGCTTTGAATGACTTGATTCCTGTAGATACTTGACCATCTTCTCCGATAGGAAAAACTCCTCCCCAATCTCCTCTGGGGGTTGTAGAATATCCGATAAGGTATATGCGCTCTCTATTTTGGGGTAAAAACCACATTGTGTTACACAATTGCCATTCACATCTATAATTCCCAATGTTGGCAAAGGCTTGGATAATTGCCCAAAAGTCTGCGCCATTGTTTGAGGAGAATGTTCCCTTAACATTTTCCCAGATAAATACACGAGGTCTGCACTCGTGAACGAGTCTAATTGCTTCCGTGATAAGAGAACTTCTTTCTCCCCCCATCCCTTTTCTTTTTCCAGCCAATGAGAAATCTTGGCAAGGACTTCCGAAAGTGATGAGGTCAATTCTTGGGAGGTCTTCTCCCCGAACATCTGTAACTGAGCCGACATAGGTGCTATCTTTAAATTGGTTCTTATATACTGCTACTGCGTGTTTATCAACTTCACTAAAGTAGCTATTGACTTTATACCCTGCTCTCTCAAATCCAAGATGAAAACCTCCGATACCTGAGAACAAGTCTAATTGATTAATCTCTTGCAAATGCATCTCTTAGTCTAACTTCAACTTCACAATAATTCTTTTCAACCGTAGAGTCAAAAACGATAGTGAGCTTGTTATAATGTTTAGGAGAGTCATCAGCAATCCATTCGTTAGCAACGAGAGTATCAGCAACGAATTTTGAAACAAGTACATTGTTGTCCACATCGGCACGAGCATTGTACCTAATAAAGATAGACATACCCTTTGCAATATGGTGGTCGTAACGAGCCAATTCTTTTTCAATGATTTTCTTATACTCATCTTTCTTCTTTTTTCTAAATGTCCAATGCTTACCTGCGTATAGCGTATTAAGACTTACGGTCTTCGGTAGTTTGAGGTGTAGGGTTAAAAGTTTCTTCATACTGCAATTCTATTTCTAAGTGATGTATTGCTTTACGCAAGTCTTGAGCTTTAGGGTTGTTAGGTTTCTTACCTGCTCTAAGTAGGTAGGCGATAGCTACACCAATGTTATACGAATCTCTTGCAAAGTCCATACACACATCAAAGGCTTCAATGCCTTTATACTTTCCGTGATAATAAGGAGGTGTCAATTTCTTGCCTATGGTACTTGGCGAGTCTTGACTCACTTCTTGCTCCCCAGACCTTTCGGTCATCGTAGAATCCAAAGTGTAGGTAAAAGTGGTCTTGCTTGGTGATTTCGTTGATTTCATATGTTTCTGGATACTCGGATACACTATATCTCGGTTTGTGTTTCATTAAGGGCTTTCTTGTAAGCGTTAAACATTGCTAAGACACTATCAGCATCTATCTCCCTACGAGAGAAGTCTCTTATGATGAAGTTCTTTAAATGATTGAGTTCTTTCTCAAGAGCTTCAACTCTTGCTTCACACAGGTCTAAGTATTGGTCTTTAAATGATGACATAGGATTAATTGTTATTGGATTCGTAAGTAGCTACTATAGTTTCTAATGCTTTTTTGGTTCTTAGGTTGTCGCATAACCACTCTATAAGTTCTTGAGGGTTTTTTGAATCGTTTAATA